TTGAACTCATAACCATCTGCTCGCTTCCATCTATATGCTTTGCTCATACATGAACAGCGGCCTCTTGGTTTGAATCCTATACTCTGCAAATATTCATCAATAATCTTCATTGATTAGTTTCTTTTGTATTATCGTATTCACTGCTGCCAGTGCACAAATGTAAAGAACTGCTTCCACTACTCCGCGTTGCCAGTTGCTCCAATCTATCTGAGTAAGTAGGAATGGCCACGAGTGAACGGAAGCCATGCAAGTAACACAACCTGCGATTGGCATCCACATCTTGCCTAAGTATTCCTCACCTACATCATTTAACTTCTCGAATATCATACCTTCATCAAAGGCTAATCGAAGTCCTACAATGTATAAAGAATTAAAGAGTAAGAATAGTAGTATGCTTCCCATTAGTCAGTTACGTTTACACTAGTTTTGAATGTTAAAGTTGCACAGGTATATTCTACATTATCAACAATCCAGCTTACAGGATTACCACCTATGTCACGAATGGTCAAAGTATAAAATGAATACTGATTGAACATACCAGCCGTTGCACTCCATTGATACATATACAATCCACCTTGTGATTGATTACTATAAGTACCTTGCTCCCACATTACTCCTGATGTATTATCAGCATAGTAAGCTGTATAATTGCCATCAGCCAAGCCAAGATCGAGATGAAAGCTATCAGTACCACACTGAGTAAGCTGAATGAATTGGCAGGTATTACAGACACTGGGACTTACAGGAGCAGCAGTTTTCCAAATAGTTGGATAATAATAATCCTCAGTAGTAAAAACTAAATAATATGGTATTACTTCTGGACCTGCATTTGGAGTATAATCACTGATAATTATTGTTACAATAGTATCTGTTCCAGTATTCCATTGATCAGGACCTTCAAGAATATAATTAAATGTACCAGGTCCAGATTCAATTGATACTTTATATTGATTTAATATTTCACTAATTGAACCAGGTACTAAACCACCAATACCTGCTCCAATATAAGTATTATCAATTAATTTAATATACATATCATAATAACTAGGTAAATTACCTTTGTCATTACCTTTAATAGTGAAAGTTCCAGTTGTTGTTGCCATGTTACAAATATACTAATTAAAGAAGCGAATCCAATCACGATGGAATGAATTGCAATAATATCTAAAACAGTCAAGTAAATCGGCTTTCCTTAAATCACTCTGCCTATCCTTTATGATATCTCCTTCGTTATCAACCTCCACATATTTCAAGTCCTTAATTAGCCATTCACATGAAGGATCTATCTTAACGCAATAGTTTTGGAGTAAACTATTCACGAGCACTCTTGTATCTCGAATGGATGGATTGACACTTGGCTGCTTCATCTGTGCTCTGCCTAACCTCAGCTTCGTAGCCACTACATCATAGTAGCCTAAGTTACCTTGTGTCAATGCTGACCTATTCGCACCAGTGCTATCACCAGTAATGATGAAACTTGCCTTTGGAAAGGATGTAATAATCTGGTCACATAGCTGATAGATATCAGAGTTCTTCAAGTAGAATTCCTTTACTACATTGATACAACCATTTATCTGTTGCACTGCTATGCAAGTGATAGGATCAACGTTGAAGTCAAAAGATAAGTATAGATGCTGGCTTGAATCGTATGATACAGGATGGATATGTTTAGTATCAAAGGCATAAGCAAAAGGATTGTTTGTAACATCGACATCCTCTGCAAGTATCTCACATCGGAAAGTAAGCTCATCCAGTTGCTCTCGTAAATGATCCACCTCCACAGGATCAATGTGAGGATTATCATAAGTGCTAAGATTGAATGAGGACCAACTAACATCGTCTTCTCGTTTAAATAACTCTTTGAAATAGGTTTGCCCGAACTTAGGAGTAGATAGAATCCATGCATCTCCTTTGAAGTCTATCAGTGTTGCCATAATAGTCTGATTCCATGCCTCTCTAAACTTCTTAGCTTTCTCGGCCTCATCAATTACTACTCTCGCATACTTCCTACCTCTTCCACTATCAGGCTCATCCATTGACCAGAAGTCAATCACTCCACCAGTTATCAATCGCATCTGTTTAGTCTGTTCGTTCTTGGACTCAATCACATCTTTGAGAGCAGTCTTTAACTCTATCCAAACATCGTTTAAGTCCTTGTAAGTTGGAGCATAGTAAGCACATGGAAGCCCATCAAGAGCAACCTGCGGAAGTAATTCATTAACGGCAAGTGTAGTCTTTCCCCACCTTCTGCCAATCTTCAATACATTGTACCTGGACTTATCAGATAAGACTTTCGTCTGACCTGAATGCAGTTCTTTCAACTTAACAACAATATCACTCACGCACTACTCGGATTGTAATGTTGTTATCATCAGTCTTAATCTCTTGACTGCTCATCTTAGGATATAGGTAAGGAAGGATATCAGTGATAGCCTTCAACCTCTCCTTAGGTTGCAATGAATTCATATCAGCAGCGAACTTATATAAGTCATATTCATCAAGGTAATCCTTGAAGATATCCTTAATCCAGTTCTTATCTCCTACCATATTTTACTTTCCTTTACTCTTCTTTACTTTGTTTGGCATCTTCTTCCATGCTGCTTTGCTTGTCTTTTTAGACATCTCTGCTGCAATCTTTGGATGCGTTGCATACATTAAACGTGCTTGACTTTTCGATTTGAATGGCATAGCTATAAGTATTAGTGTTTATACAAAGATACTACACTTTGACGTTTTTACTCCTATACTGATAGAAGTATAAGAATTCATCAATGAATACGTCATCAGTAATCAAGCCACTCTCAGCTAATCTAACTGAGTAATCCTTATCTTCTCCAAAGTTAGAATCCTTATATCCTATCTTCTTTGCAATCTCTACCTTAACAGGATTCAAGTGATTCAATGGTCGATGGAAGATATAACAATCAGAGGACCTGAAAGCTTTATCCAAGTATCGAAGTCCGGACCTATGTACAAACTCAACAGGCTTGATGTTATTGCTCGTGATGATTCCACGAAATCCAACTCCATCAGGAAGATACCTTAGCTTCTCTAATATCAGACTCACATACTTCGCATGAACTAAATCATCGTCATCAATGAAGCTGATGTATGAAGTCTTACACTCATTCAAGGCTCGTTGCCTCTTATTGCCTATGCTATCCGTTGGATGTTCATAGAGCTTTACTTGCACCTGATCATTCAGCTGAGGACTTAACCTTGCAAGTAATCGTTTAAGGAACTGTTCCCTTCTAGGAATCGTGAGTACTGCAATGGTCCAAAGCTTTTTCATATCGGATAGTTTAGTTTAGCTCTTTCATAGAATAATCGCTCTCCATGTTTCAAGGCTTGCTGACTGTTTTCCTTCGCATAAGTCTTATCATATGCAGCTTTGCCATTCATGTAGTGCCTATGCTCAATCAGAATATCAGTGCCGTTGTAATACATCTGATGCTTCAATGCTGTTGCTCGTAAGTCATCATCTGCATACATGGAGATATAACCAGGATGATAGATATATCCAAGCTTCCAGTAAGCCAATCGATTCATAATTGGAATGGTCAGCTTCTTAGTTGTGATTCCATCATTGACTTGCAGAATACCAGCTCCATCAATCATCTCGAACTTGTGGAGGATTCTACTATCCCACATCTCGCAACAAAACATATCATCAGATACCAGGATAATCAAGTCACCAGCACAAACCTTTGCACCTTGATTAGTAGCTTCAACCATATTCACACTTCTGGAAGTTATGATGATAGCATCTGATTCAGTGAATGTTTGATAGTACTGTTCTAACGTTGCATCTGATTTATTCAAGCTAACTATCCACTCATACTCATGATCTCCTGAGGCTGTTGCCATCCAGTGGTCGTAACACTTCCGAGCCTGAACAGGCCTGCCCAAGCTCGGATGAATTAGTGATATAAGCATTTTAATGCGTTTTAAGCGATTAACTTATTAAAAAGGTAGGTCAGTATCCTTTTTTGCTCCAAACTCATTTGCTGAGCTTGTATTACCGCTGGGCATAGCATTCACTTCTGTGTAAACTATGCTAAAAAACTTTTGTCCTGATTTGGATTCCTTAATCCATGCAGCTACTTTGTAATCCTTGCCATCAATCTTAGCAGTTCCATTGTAGTCAGGTTGTTTTTCATTTTCTTTTTTGTCGTTTCTGAATAACGAGCCATTGTTGTTTTTCTGTTCGTAAGCCATTTTTTTAAGGTTTTTTAAGGTTAATTTCTAGGTGATGAATTTTAGTGAAGATGTATTAATTGGTTTTCAATGTTTTAACCTAAAAAGTGAAGAAGTGAAGATAACTATTCTCTTTATATCATAATTTTTGAAAGTCCTTATGACGGGAAAATAGAAAATGGGGCAAATTCTTCACTCACTTCTTCACTTTCTTTAGAGAATCAATGAGTTAATCTTCACCAAATTTAGCCAAATTTTCGACATCTTCACTGAATTTTAGGTTTTTATTGACGAATTGTGAAATGAGTTCCAGAATTTGTAGTCTTAGTTAAGTATTCCCATTTGCGATAAATGCAGTATTCTTTAATCCATTTGCTGATTTTTCTATTGGTTTCTTTTTCAGAATCCTTATCAATTTTGCGATAATGATCTGCAAAGCTTCCAAGTTCGTAATATTCATCAGGCAAGAATTCTTTCATCTGCATCCATTCAATGAACATATCAGGAACGTTATTTTTAAGTTTTTTGAAGCTTAGATTCTTGTTTACTGGCTTAGCCACTCCATGTAATAGATATTGCTGAACACAATAAAACATGAAGTTATCAAATAGATTCCACTCCTCTTTAGACCAATCATCGTATAAATTGTGGCCAAACTGATCACGAGGTGAGTAATCAGGCTTAAAGAATTGCTTTAGCTCTATTTCGATTCTTCTACGTTCATGCGATGCACCTGTGCCTTGAATGACATAGTTAGAGGTAATCATCAGCTTTGGAGAATCTTCATAAGGAATATGGATTTCTTTGGCAAACTTCTGCTCAACAGTGATACCTTCCGTAATGGTTGAGAACTGCTTCTCGAAGTCAAAGTTCCGGACAACATCTTCCATTGCAATGATTTCAGTGGCTAATGTTACTCGCTGCCATAAAAATGTTTTTGCAGAGTTGAAGTTCTTTCCATCCACAGTAAGCATATTTCTCATGTAGGAGATACCTTTAAGAAATACTCCTTTACCAACTCCACCTTCTGGATTATCAGATATTACTTCATCGGTTAAGATTACAGCACGTGGATTAGA